ATGCCTAGGCCTTCGCCGCGGAAGAACAAGGACGGCACCGTCTCGTGGCGGGTGCAGTTCCGCATCGGGGACAAGGTCGTCCAAGAGACATTCCCCACCGAACGGGGCGCGGCGGAGTTCGCCCGCCTCGTGGAAACCGCGGGTGGGGCTGCGGCACGTCAAGTGCTGCGGAGACGCGAGGAAGGCCAATCTGACGCGGTAACCCTCCGTGCCTGGACCGCCCGCTACCTCGACCCCGAATCAGGCCTCCTGACAGGCGTGGAACCCGGCACCCGCAAAGGCTACGAACGCGCCGCGAACAACAGCTTCCTCCGCATACTCGGCGACTACCCCGTAGACGCCATCCACAAAGCCGACGTCGGCCGCTGGTTGGCATGGCAGGAAGCGCAACCCGCCCGCCGTGGTGGCGGACGCCCTGTCGCGGCGAAAACGATCCGCAACTACCACGGCATTCTCTCCGCCGTCCTCGCCTCCGCCGTCGCCGAGAAGATCCGTGACGACAACCCCGCCTACAAGACCCGACTCAGTAAGGGTGTGAAACGGGAGGCAGTGTTCCTGTCCCCCGACGAGTTCGCCACACTCCTCTACTACATCCCCGACCACTACCAAGGTCTCGTGATGTTCCTCGCCGGCACAGGCGCACGGTGGGGCGAAGCAACCGCAGTTAAGTGGTCCGACGTGAACTCTCGAGCGATCCCCGCGACGGTGCGGATCGATGAGGCGTGGAAGAAGTCTGAGACGAACGTTCCCGTGTTGAAGCACACCAAGTCGTCGAAGTCGTTGCGTACGATCAGTCTTCCCCCGGATGTTCTTGACGCGATGGGGGTTCGCGGGGGTTCCCCCGAGCTCGTGTTCTCGACGCGACAGTTGCGGCGCCGGGTCCGGTATCAGACGTTCCGTGACCGGGTGTGGTTGCCCGCGGTCGAGAAAGCGATGGACGGGGATCTTTGCGACACGGCAGGGCTCGTGCCCCTCACCCGCCGACCCACCCCGCACGACCTACGCCACAGTCACGCGTCATGGTTGATCGCTGCGGGTACACCACTCCCCTACGTGCAGGCTCGCCTCGGGCATGAGTCCATCCAGACCACCGTCAACGTGTACGGGCACCTGGTACCCGAAGCGCACATTCAGATGGCGGACGTCATCGGCGGCACCCTCGCGAACGTGCGAACGCTGAAGCAACTGGACCACTAAGTAGCCACCCGGGCGTGGTGCGACCCTCCCGAGGGTCGTGTGTCTCGCCAGGGAGGGCCGCACGGTGAGCGTACCCTGGATTCCTCGGCCGGAGGAAGAGAGGCGCCGATGGCCGACTGGCATCCGATCGAATCAGCCGTGGAGAATCCGGCGGGTGTGTGGGCGATGGTTGCGCCGGATGGTCGCGAGTACGGGCGTATCGAACTGCGGCGTGTGAACGGTGGCGAACTGCGGTACAAGGTCACCCGTGACGGTGTGGTGTTGGGGTGGGCGTCGACGTTGCGGGAAGCCTGCTACCGGGTACACATGGTGTTCCTCGCGGCGCATGGTCCGGGTGGTGGGTCTGTGTCGGACTGGGGTGAACTCACTGGGCGGGAACGACGAAAAGCCCCCTCGAACCCGGCGTGAAGCCGAGCCCGAGGGGGCAAATCAAACTGAGGTGTTTAGGTGCCGGGTCAGAGTGTGAGCGGCTCGCGGAACAGGGTGAGCTTGACGCCGCCGAGGCGGAACGCCTGGTTCACCGCGGCCTTGGTCTGCATCATCAGCGCGCCGCACACCGACCCTGAGAGCATGGCCGAGGCGTCGAGCGTGGCGACCGGGTTGGCCGGGTCGTCCTCGAAGAACACCGCCTCTTTCTGCTTGGTGTAGAGCAGGAAGCCCATGTTGCGGAACCGGTAGCCCTCTCGGAGCGTGCGGAACGACGCGCCGAACTCGCCGAAGTCGCCTGTCACGCCGGGCATGGCGAACCGTGCCCACGAGTCGGTGTTGCGCTGGATGATGCGGGCTCCCGCGTTGCCTGCCGGGCCGCCCGTGTAGGTGACCGAGTGGATGCCGAACGAGATGAGCACGTTCAGGTCGTCGGATGCCGCGTTCGCGTTGGAGAACTGCACACCCGAGCACTGGAACATGATCGCCGCATACTGATCCATCGGGATCGGGGCCGTCGCCAGCCGGGCCACGTTGTCGAGCGTGGAGCCGGTGTTGACGAGGTAGGAGCCTGGCGTTGTGCCGTGGACGACGACACCGCCCGTGCCGCTGCTGCCGCTCGTGCCGTCCGTGGCCGGCGTCTGCAACCATGCCGGGGCTGTGGGGAGCCCCTCGCCGAACACGAAGTTCCGCTCGTAGACGTGCTCGCTGAGTCCGGGGCGCACCAGGCGTCCCTCGAAGTCGAGTGCGTAACCGCGTTTCAGATCCATGGCTCAGGCCTCCGCAACCGCGACCCGGAACGACGAGTAGGCGTCCCCCGATCGGTAGAACATGTACAGGCGTCCCTCGTGCTCGATGACGCCGCCCGCGCCGACTGCGGAGTCTGTGAGGGTGTGCACGCGGCCGACGACGCGGCGCAGGTCGGGTGAGAGCTGCACGAACCCGACCTGGCGTGGGGCGGTCACGAATCCGGACGTGTGGTTGCCGATGGTGACGACCGCCCACGGGTTGCCACGCCACTGGAAGATGGACCGGATGGACACGCGCCGGCCGTTGTCTGCCCCGACGAGGTGGGAGAAGTGCCCGAACCGGCGAGGGTCGGTGACGAACGTGATGCCGTCGTCCGAGTAGGATCGGCCGTATTGCGCCCAGTCCCCGCCGCCCATCAGGTGCACGGCGACGATGCGCCCGTTGATGCGCTGGGGCTCGAGGTACGTGGACTGCCCGTCGCCCGGCCACACGGGGTCGGTGGTGCCCCGGCCCTGCACGACGATGCCGACGCGCTCGAAGCTGCCCGGCAGACCGTTCGCTGACCGTGCCAGGAGCGTGGACTGGTTCAGCCCGGCGCCCTGGTTCTGGTAGTAGATGTAGATCGGCTTTCCTGCCGGGTCGCTCGGCACGTACAGCGGCGTGGGCGTCTCGGTCTGGTTGCCGACCACAGTGTCTTGCCACACGGTGAGGGTGCCGCCCGGCTTGTACATCGTCCACGGGCCGGTGAGCGCGTCGGCGTAGGCGAGCATGATGCCGCCCTTCCCGTTGAACGGCTCGGGGGTTCCTGCGGTGTCGTGGTCGGTAGCGATGTAGGCGTAGAACCGGCCCAGCGGGCTCGTGATGATCCCGTCCGTGCAGATCACCCGCATGGTCGCGATGGACGGCGCACCTACCACGGCGCGCGTGAGCAGGTCGCCGCCCGTCGCCACAAAGTTGGGGGCGAGTTCCTCGCCAGATCGCCCCGGCGTGACCGTCGTCTTTCCCGTGAACCGGGTCTGCCCGACCGCACCAATCGTGGCCGAGAGTTCTGGTGCTGCGGCGATCTTCGACATGTCCACCACAGCAGGCAGCGCACCCCACAAGTGCACCCCATCACCACGCTTCTCAACACCCGTGTCAGTGTCGAGACCAGGCTCACCAGGACGGAGAACCCGGGTTGATGCCGCCCACTGCGCGGTCGTACCCCGACGCAACTGGAACACATAATCAGTCACGGTGCACCCCCATCCAGAATCACCTCAGGGCCACCCGGGAGCGTCCCACCATCATCCAGAGAACGCCCCACAACAAGCGTCGCCGACCCGGACTGCGGGTACGTCCACGGCCCATCCGACCCCTGCGTCACCTTCACCTGCAACCGATACTTCCCCACCGGAAGCCCACCCGTGCGCGCCCACAACACACCCGCCGCAGCATCCTTCACCACATGATCGAGAGGCCCACCGCCACCCCCAGACACCGGTTCAGCAACTACCAGAACAGTCGCGGCGGTGAGGTCACCCGACGTGTCGACCACAGTCCACATGTCTCCCTGGGTGGTGAAGATCATTGCCCCTCCTCAAGGGTTCTATGCGTGCCCCCGTTGAGGGTGCGTGTGGTGTTGCCGGTGAGGGTGCGTGCCATGGCGGGCTCAAGGGTGCGGTGGCCCGGGATGGCGGGGTATCCGCCAGGAGGTGCCACCGTGGCCGTGAAGCCCGTCACTGAAACGAACAGGACCGCCCCCGCCGCGGGTACTGTTGGCGCCGCTGTGAGGGCACTGGTCGATCCGAGGGCGACTGTCCCCGCGACCCGCGCCGCACCAACCGCGGTCATGCCCGACGACGACACAAACAGGACTGTCGCGTCCGTGGGTACCGTGGACGACGCACCGAACGTGGACGTTGACGTGAACGTGCGCGAGCTCGCAAGCCGTGCCACCGGGGCCATCGTCAGCCCCGACGTAGACCCGGACGTGACGGTACTGGCTAGCCGTGCCACAGGTGCCGCGGTGACAGTGGATGTGGATCCGAACGTGACTGTTGCGGGGAACGTCCCGTTAGACGACACCGCGAACGTTGACGACGCCGGAATACTCACCGTGCCCACAAGCGCCGCCACAGGCGACCCCGTGAAACTCGACGCAGACCCGACTGTGACAGCACCCGCAAGAGCCGCAACCGGAGACACCGTCAGGCCACTAGTGGACGTGAACGACACCGTCGCGGCGAGACGCGCCACAGGCGAAACTGTCAACCCTGACGCTGCCGGGACCGTCCCCGCCGCCGCCAACCGTGCAACCGGGACACCCGACACCGTCGACACGGAATCGAACTGCACCGTGCCCGCGAACGACCCGCCACCGCCCGCGGTGTCCATACGGAACACCGCACCGGACACATCATGCCCAGACAGCCCAGACGGACCATAGTTGCGGGTGCCTGCCGTTTGCCCCGTCCACGACCCAACGAACAGAGAATAGTTGGTCGTGTCGAAGTAGGTCCGGTGGACCGTGCCGCCCGCGGGTGTCGTGGTGGACCCCATGTTCGTCGCAGCCCAGTCCGCAGCACCATACAGAGTCGTAGACGAGGTCGACAACGTAACCGACGTTTGTCCGTCCGTGTCAGCCGCGAACCCGGACCCCACGAACCCGTACGTCGCGCCAACCTCAGCAGCCGGAATGAGGAACGCCGCCACACCCATCCGCATGGATGACGTGTACCGAAGAGTGCCCCTAACCGTCACCGTCCCCGGAGCGGAAACGAGGGCGTACCCGCCGACAAAGTCCACGTCGTTTGACGCGGTCACGGCCGGTGACACCAGCGTCCACGATCCCGTCGAACCTGACTGGGTGGCAACGCTACGAGTGCCGGCACCCGCATAGTTCTCACCCATCACGAACACGACAATCAGGTCACCTGACTGCGCCCCCGTGATCGCAAGATCCTTATAGACGTTCCCCGAGCCGGTGCCCGACGTGCCGAACGAGCCGCCCGTCGACTGGGTGTCGAAGTAGGAGATAGCCATCCGCTACCCCCTCAGATCAGTTGAGACCAGTCAGCCGGTCAGCAAAGAAGAAGAAATCGTCCGCCTGAGCCTGCGTGCTCTGACCATTCGCGATCAGCGACAGCTTCGCCAACGCAAGAAACGCGGACTTCATCGTCGCCACATCCTCAGACGTCCAACCCTGCGAAACCAGGTCAGCATCCTGCTTCCCCTGCAACCACGCGTTGATCCGGGTGACGTCGTCTAGCTGGTTACGGAGAGCAATAATCGAGTTGCCCATGCGGGCGTCAACAGTGGGCTTATCAGTGGGGTAGCCAGCGGCCATCAAAATGTCCTAATCAGTCGAGGGTGAACGCAACCGAGCCAACGGCCCAACTGATTACGTCAGAGGTCGCGAGAACCCGGGAAGCACCAAGCGCCGTCCAGTCCGTGATCTGGTTACCCGACGTCGACGCGTCAAACAGGGCCACATGCGTGACCGTGACCGCACCGGACGCGCCCGCCGAAGTGAGCGCGTTCGCGTTCGCCTTCACAGACGGGGTCGCAGCAGTCGCAGCCGCCCACCCGGTAGCACCGATCGCGGTACGGGCAAGGTTCCCCGTCTCCGTCGTACCATTCGCGGAATACGCGATATACGACGTCCCACCGGTCGTCGGGAACCGCAGATCGAGGACCGCCTGCTGTTGCGCCTGAGTCCAACCACCAGCCATCTCAGTTCTCCTCAGTGTCGCCCGGAACAACCGGGGGCTTCGTGTTCAACGCCGCAAGCACCACGGCAAGGATCAGCGGCACCGTCGCAGGGTCAATCCAGCCCTGCTGAATCGCGAGCGCACCGACCGCGGAAAGCACCCAGTACACCCAACGGCGCACCAGATACCACTTGATGTTCTTCATGGTTCCTCCTGTGGAAGCAGAAACGCCGCCCATGAAGGCGGCGCGACGATTAGTAATGCTGTGAGGACTCAACCGGTGAAAGCCTTCACCGTGATCCCACCGAGAGCGACGATGACAATCCCCACCACAACCCACTGAGCGGCAACCTGCTGCTCGATCTTCCGCAGACGCTCATCCAGGATCGACTTGATACCCTGCACCTCGACGTACACGTCCTTCAACGTGACCCTGAACCCGGGCTCCTCAGGCGGCGTTGTCACGAGGCAAGCCGCTTCGCAAGCTCATCCGCAACAACCCCGCCCAACGCTGCCTTCAGTCGATCAGCCAACCCGCCGACATCCACCACGCCCTCAGCGTCCTTGATCCCAAGAACCGTCGCATGGATCTGTGCCAGCATCGCCGCGGCATTCAAACCACCGACCACACCCGTGACATTGTGACCCCACACCTCAGTGCCCACCGTGGGCACCTGGTCAATGTGCAGACCACCCGTCGCGATCCGCACATACGCGTCATACTTCTCAGTCGTAAGCCCCGAGAGCACCTTCGATGAGATGTCACCCGCCCACTTCTGGTCGGCAGGGTTGTCGATCTTCTGCGCCCCGAATGGGACACCGCCGATAACGGCCCAGGGCCGGCCAGCACCTGAGATTGTGATCATTTCGTCCTCCAAATTGACAGGCGGTTCAAACGGGGTAGCGCCGATGCCTGCTGGCACGGCCCGGTAAGGGGCGAAATCGATGACATGCCAGGGCTCATCTGGGTAACCGCGGCCACGAGATATCAGTCCCGGCTCGAGACCCACAGCACGCACATCCCTGTACCATGCGGCGCGGTCGCCGCCGTACACGTCCGACCAGTTGTGGTAGTCGATCGCCATCGTGTCGCGGTTCTCCCAGTAACCGCCGTGCGAAGACGTGCCAACGGTCGCGGCACCTTTTCCGTAGAGCCGCTTAGCAAACGCCTGCGAAGCGAGAGGCCTGTAGAACGAGTAGCCGGCGGATGGTTGCAGGTCGCGACCAGTGTTCCTCTTCGCAAGCGCAACAAGAGCACAGTGCTTCGCGTACGTGCCGGGCGTGGTCAACCACTGCCATTCCTCGATCTCGACCTTCCCGTTGATGACATGCCGGGTGGTTCCCGACTTGAGAAGGACCAGCGCCGACGCAGGAACACGACCATTCGGGAACGTCCCCGGCATCAGGTGACCCCGAACACGCGAATGACCCCGGTGGTCGTACCCCCCGAAGGACAGTTAAGCTGCAAGCCGGTGAGTTGATCGGTGGAGTTCAGGTTCCCGGAACAGAGCAGGGCGCCTGTTGACCCGCCCAGGAGGGTGAGGTTTGAGATAACCATCGTCGCTTCGGCAGCGTTAGCCGCAATCACATCCATGGTCGACGCGGACATGGAACCCGCATCACCGACCATTGGGTCACCGAAGTGCGACTGTGCCACGTTCGACCCACCCGTGACCGCGCCACCATTGATGACCCCAACCCGCGTGTGCGAGTACGACGTGCCACCAATGACGGTTGTGCTCACCATGCCCTGCACCGTGTACCCACCCGCTGCGATGCGCGCAGAGAACTTTGACATGATCCGGTAGTCGCGGAAGTTCGTGGAGAAGATGTCACGGATCTGCACTGCTGTCGACGCGGGAACCGCAGTGAGGATCACGTCGCCGTTCGCGCCAATGCTTACTCCCGATCCGTTCACCGATCCCGGAGTGAGGCGGAACATTCCGCCAGACCCAGCGGCCCACGCCGACCCAGTCCACCTGTACTCGTCAACGCCGATTCGGCAACGGTCCCCCGAGGCAAGGTAGGCGCTGTTGGACGTGGTCCATGTGTCGCGGGCGCCGGTCGACGCGAACGCCAGGACGCCGGAACTGGGGATCCATACGGTTCCGTCAACCGTGTACTCGAGGCGGTGGAGCCCAGGTGCATCGTGCCGGTATACGACGAGCGGTTTCGTTGAGGACGGCGCCTCACCAGCGGCGGTCAGATCGGAGACAAGCGTGGCACGTGCAGTCGTGTTCGCCACAGGGACGACATCCCGAATCGACTCGCCGAATTCCTTGAAGATCGTGTCGCGGCTCACCGAAGCGTCGGTCCCGGACGGGATGACGTGCTTACGCGCGTTCGTGGTTGGCATTAGTCCTCCTGCTGTACCTGGGCTTCATGCCACAGAATGTGTCTTACGCCGGACGCGACGATGGCCCCGCACGTCGGGCACTCCCACCAAACGTCGTCAGCCATCAGACGGTGACCGTGTACTGGATGGTCAACGCCATGCCGTCGCCCCGAGCTGTCCCGTAGAACCCGGCGTAGTCTGTCCCCACCGTCGCCAGGCCCTTGTATGTGCCTGCAAGGAAGCCTGCAAACACACTGGAGTTGAGGGCTACGCCTGTCGTCTGTCCGGGTGCGATTGCGGCGCCGGAGCTCGTCGCCCCGCCAACGCTCGGCGCTCCGCCTGGCTGCACACCATTTGACGACGGCTGAACGGTTGGTGTCTTACCGGTGGAAACGCTCGAATCTGCGCGGGTTACAGTGACAACCATTGATGTAATCGACGTCGCACCAAGATTGACGATCTGGTCGCCGTAGGTGGCGAGGCCGGTCATCGGACCAGACCCATACCCATTCCCCTGCCACAACGTGGACCTGCCTCCGTAACGATCCGTGTTCCACGAATCCCACCGGGAGTATGCCGACCGCCAAGAGCCTGACCACTGCGGGCTGATCGTCGCCTGCCGCGTCACAACCTGCCCAGGGTTGCCCGTCCCCCCCGACCCGGCCGTGCCACCATCACCCGCATAGGAACCCTGCGGCCCGAGGATGATCACCGGAGCACCGAACTGTTTCAATGAACGCAGCACATGCACTGCCGTCGACACGGCGTAGGTACCTGTGACGTAGGGAAGCGTGTACGAAGACCCAAGGCAGGTGATGGTGAGCGTGCCGGTGCCAGCGTTCACAGCCGTCACGGTGCCTGTCACGATCTCTGGTTGCGTGTCCAACGCGCCCAGACAGTAGTAGGCGCGTCCCCCATCAAGCGGGGATCGCTCCAAGCGGACCTTCGCTCCCGCGACGTAGATGTCTGCGGCAGCCGGAACCCACAACGGGTCTGAGGCACCAACAGTCACTTGAACCTGTCGTGCGGAAGCGTTCACACCAACGACGGTCCCGATCCGCAACGAACCTGAATCGGAACCCGGGTCGAGCCCGTCAGGCAGGTTCCCGAAGACGTCCATCAGAAAACCCCCACGTCAACAGTCATCGGCCCGTCATCGACCGTCAGCGGCAGTTCCACCGCCACCACGTAGCCTCGGTCGCGGAACCCGTCACGCATGACTTCGACCGGGTCGTCCAGTTCGATCCGAGGGTCCGGGGCCGCTGTGACCCTCACCGTCCGGGACGGGCGCACAGCATCAGAGAGTTGGGTCTGCGCGGCGGCGAGGCACTGCGCCTGATTCAGCAGCAACGGAGATGAGAAGAACTTCGTCACCCGGAAATAGGTGGCTGCATTCATCGGCCCAGCGGTCTGCACGGCTTCAGCCCACGCATCCACTCCATCCGCGGAAGACCTGGCCACCACGTGGTTATAGGCACGATCGCGGGACTCTACCCGCGGCACCGACACCACAGTCCCGCCCTCACCATCGGTGAAAGCAACGACCACCGACGACACCTCATCAGCAAGCGGCTGCTTCAACAGCACCTGACCCCACTCATCCATTCGCAACCGCGCCGGCCACGAATCAGCAATCAGATACAGGTCATCCAGACGGTTCTCTTCCCACTGCATCGACACCGGGCAGGACCGGTTCGAGAGCCCCACGAACTGCGCCGACATCTGGGCCGGCAACAGTCGCAGGAATTCGGACTGCAAAGTCCCACCGTCGCGTGGTGACAGAACGGCCGGGAGGCGATCGTCAGCAGCGATCCGCAGCAACCCCTCACCCTGAACAGTGATCGACGACTCGTCGTAAGCCCACTCAGTGATCAGGAACCGTCCCAGACGGGTATCAACATCGTTGACAACCACAGTCACGTCGAGCATCTGCCCGAATCGCGCCAACGGTGCCGAGTCGCTGACAGGAAGCCAGTCGACCGTCCGATTCCCCTCGACAGAGAACCGGGGCACAGTGATCTGCACACTGTCTGGTATCTGCCTGTCCAGCGACCACCGCGCGCTGCCCCGCAGGATGGGAACGTTGTCCGCGAGCAGCACGCCAGCCCTGGTCGATGAGATCCGCACGCTCCATGACGCCGCGGCGGCGAGCACTGCCGCGGAGGCACCAGCCCTCACAGCAACGTCCAATCCTGCGTGTCGAACTGATTCCACAGTTTGCCCGTGAACGCGGCGTCGAACGTTGACCAGAGGTCCGGCGACGCCATCGCGGCGTCGAAGTCGTCCCACGAGAACGCACCCAGCCGGGTATCCATGTACGGGTCATCGACCAGCAGGTAAGCGAGGCCCCATTCCCGTTTCCCCACTTCAGGGATGCCGGTGTTCGATGCTCGAGTAACAAGAACCGGTGCAACTGGGGACATGTCAAACGTGGACGACCCCATCAGCCAGATCAGCGGGGCACCGTCTTCCAGAAGCTCATCGAACGCCACCGAATCGGCGATGTCGACGCGCACCAGCAGATTCCCGCCACCAGCACCCGTGTTCGTGTACCGAACCACGGGCCGCCGCCTGCCCGGAACGGAGAACACGGCGTGCCGAACCTCAAGCTCGGTGTCCTGAGACCCATACATAAGGTCGGCGCCGACCGTCCTTCGCCCATCCAACGACTGCAATGCGATATCACGGCCGAACGTGCGCGTCACCGGGGAAGCGGCCTGTGTAGTACCTGCCGTGTACTGGTATGTGATCGGAGTGTTCAGCGGCCCACGGTTGTCAACGAGGACGAGCTGGTTGCCGTCGCCGACACCTTCACCACCGGGCACCGTCCACGTGTACGCCCCCGTCGTGCCGGTCACGGTCCACCCAACCCCAAGGGTTGTCGCGGAGACCACGATCTGCACCGACTGGGGCGCGGACCCGCTGATGAGAGTTGCCGTTGTCGTCAACGTCTACCTCCCTTAAAAGGTGTCGCAGCCTGCCGCAGTGCCGCATTCGCGACACCGCCAGAAACGTCCTCCACATACGCGGTGAACTCCCGCTCACCAACACGCAGCGTGAGGCTCGATGGCAGCGAAGTGCCGGACGACACCGATGCGCCGCCGCCGTGTAGCGACTCGCGGAACGCGTACACGGAATGCTGACCACCCATCGCAGCCACATCCGCCGCAGACAGCACATGCTCACCGTCAGACAGTCGGTACAGACCCGCAGTGTCCGACGTTCCCGTACCAGGTCCGTGGATCGCGCCACCCGACGCACGCCCCGGGACCAGACTGTCCGTCGCCGGGTTGTAACCGACCGTGCCGACCGCGGTACGGATCGTGATGACCCGACCGTCGTACTTGTTGAACACACCCTGAATCGCGTTGAGAGCGTCCTGCGTGTGCGCCTTCACATACGTGTCGATGTTCTCCGGGATCAACCCGAGCTCATCCGCGTACGCCTCCGCCGCATCGCCAGTGATACCGAACTGAGCCAGCATGTCGATCAGCTTCTGCCGCCCGTCAGCGACAACCTTGTTGGCGTCCTCCTGTGAACCGGTCTGCTCATACGTTGCCGCAGCCAGGTCGAGCGAAGACTTCGCGAGGTCATCCAACGCAGCCTGGTTGTCACGGCCCGCCTGAGTCGTCACATCGAGACTGTTACCGTTCTCGTCAATCGACGCCTGAAGGTCATCCAACGCCTGCTCGAACTGACGGTTCGCGTCACGAGTGGAGAGCGTCGCGGAACCGAAGTTGCGGATCTGATCCGCCAGCCCATCAACCTCGTCACCCGTCGACTCCGCCTGACCAGCAAGAGCCCGCAGAGCGTCCGTGTTCTCCTGAGTCGTCTCCTCGGACTCGCCCATAGCCAGGTCGAGAAGTGACTGCGAATCAGCCGCGACACCCGCCGCGGTCGCCTGATCTGTCAGTTCCTTCCTCAACGCCGGCATCGTCTCGAGCAACGTCTTCTGCTGCTTCTCAGTCAGATCGCCCGACTCCACCAGGAGACGGAACTGACGCTGAGCAGACGGAAGATCCGACTCCGCTAGTTTCGCGAGCTCGCCACCCAACCGTTCAAGGTTGAAGATCGTGTTCCCAAACAGGGGGTTGTTCTGCCCGCCCGTTCCCTTCGCGAAGTTGTCCAGCGCGTCACCAAGAGACTTCACCTGAGCCTCAGCGAGCTTCAGGTTCGACGACCCACCAACCTGCTTCTGAATCGCCGCGTCGAACAGCTTCGTGGCGTCCGTAGCCGTCTTGATCTGGTTGGCAGTCTCCTCCGCAGAAGGACCAATCTCACTCAACGCAGTCTGGAGCGCATCCAGAGCCACGACACCAACCGCAAGCCCCGCAAGAGCCCCGCCGCCGATCTTCGCCACCATCCCGATACCACGAGCCGCCGAAGCAGCCTTCGGGCCAAGGACATCCAACGCCGCGTTGAACTCAGCGATCTTCGGCACCAGCAGCAGATACGACCCAAGCGCGACCGAACCGGCCGTCGCCACAGCGCCCACCCAGAACACGGCATCCTTCGCCGGCTGCGGCATGTCATTGAACTTGTCGACAAGCCCCGTGAGGCCCTGCACGAACGACCGCAGAGGACCATCAGCAGCGGCACCGATCGAGATCATGGCCGTGTCAACCGCACCCTGAAGCGCCTCGATGTCACCCTTCAGGTTGTCAAGGCGGGTCTCAGCGGTCTCCGCCGCGTACCCGGCATCGTTGACCTTGTCAGTCCACTCCTCGATACCAGCGGCGCCCTCTTCGTAGAGGATCGTCGCGGCACGGATCGCGTCCTGACCAAAGATCGTCGCAAGGGTCGCGTTCTTCTGCTCATCCGTCATCCCACGCAGGGAATCCTGAAGTTCGCCCGCTAGCCCCGACATGCCGATGAACTGGCCCCCGGCGTCATACGCCTCGATGCCAAGTTCCTTCATCAGGTCTTTGACTTCCCCGGTGGGGTTCGCGAGACGCAGAAGCATCGTGCGGAACGACGTACCAGCGTCGGACCCGAGCAGACCCGCGCTAGCGAACGCTGCCAGCGACCCGACCGTCTCCTCAACGGAGATACCAAACTGGTTCGCGACAAGACCGGACTGCTTGAGCGCCTGCGACATGTCGCCGACGTCACCCATCGCCTTACCCGCACCAGCCGCAAGGAGATCCGCGACGTGAGCCGCCTGGTTCCCCTCCAACTGGAACTGCTGCATCGTGGTCGCCGCGATACCAGCCGCGTCTGCAACCTCGATCCCACCAGCCGCCGCAAGATCAAGAGCACCCGTCAGCGCACCGCCCAGAATGTCGGTGGTCGAGATACCAGCCTTCGCCAGTTCCTCAATCGCCCCAGCCGCCTCCGTAGCGGAGTACACCGTTGACGCGCCAGCCTCGAGCGCCGCGTCCGACAGCAACTTCATGTTCGCCGCGGTCTCATGCGTCGCCGCCTGAACGTTCGACATCGCCTGGTCGAAGTCCGCAAACTTCGAGATCGCAAGCCCCAGCCCGACAGCCATCAGCCCGCCGGCCGCAAGAGCCGTCCGCCCCAACTGGTCGAACTGCTTCTTCGTCTCCGCAAGCTTCTGCGCCTCAGACGCGGTGTCTGATGTCGCCTTCCGAGCCTTCTCCATCCCGGCCAGATAGTTCTGCATCTGCGCGGTCAGAGTGACCTTTACGACGCGCTCGGAAGCCATAAGGACCGCCCCTCGTGTATCACCACTCGCTAGACGGCCCTCAGCAAGGTATGTTCACTCACATGAGGGTCGGAGGAGTTGTCCTAATCGCCGCAGCCGTAATCGGCCTCGGCTTGCTCCTGGCCGCAGGATTCTTCCTGCCGTGGGTCATCGCCGCCGCAATAGTGACCGGCCTCGCCGGCGTCACCCTTGTGGTTTCTTCTGCACGTCCCACACGAACGACGAATCGCCCTTAGCAGCCGGGTAAGCGTCGTAGAACCGCTTCTGCGCCGAGTTCAACGCCGCCACCGACCAATCACGGATCGGCGGCTTCACATCAAACGCGAACTGATTCGCCGGGTCCGTCGCCTCCGCAAACGTGTACCCCGTGGGGCTTCGCCTCACGTTCGCCCGACGCCGGGACGCGATCAGCGCCGCAACGTCCTGCATGGAGAACTCCGACTCACGCACGACAACTGTCCGCCGAACCACATTCCCGTCACCGTCGAACTCAACGTGCGTCTCAGCGGGCTCCCACCCAGCCAGACGCCGCGGCGAAACACCTAGTTCGCGTGCGAGGTCCGCTTCCTCTTGGGCGCGGACATTCGTGCTTTTCCCAGTGACGCCAACAGGTCAGCGGGGGCCTTCTGATTCACAGCCCACAACGCCGCCGCAATGAGCTTGAGGTTCGGGGACGTGAGCTCGTCAATGAGCGCACCCCACGTCTCCCTGTCGAACTCGCCCTCATCGTCGAGCAGCGGTTCACCACCAACAACGACACTCTCGAGCGGGTAGACGCGGACGATACGGTCAGCATTGAACCCCACGTTCTCGTCCTGAGTGGAGCCCTTACGCGGAGGGCACATCGCAGTAAGGTCCGCCCATACATGCCCCGGAATCCTCCCGAACGCAATGTCAACGAGCTCCCCACCAACCTCCACCGGGACCACCGTGGGCGGCGCCGTTTCAGCCTTCGCGCGCGCTTTCGCGATCAACGCCTTCACATCAGTCATGTCCACCCCTTTTCCACCCCTTGGTTTGACACCGTGCCGGAGCCAAGGGTGGAGGTGCCCCGGCACGGTGAACTCATGAGGGCCTAGAGACCCACTCAGCGGACGCATCCGCGTAATACAGGAACGGCTTCACCGACTGGTCCTCACGAACCCGCGAACCACCAGAAACAGTGACCTTCGCCGGAACACGACCCGTAATAGCGACCTGATGGCCGACGAGTTGCGTGAGTACCCGCGACAACGTCAACCGGACAGCCTGCGGGGACACCCCGACAACACGGAAGTCCACCTCGAACTCGACCGTGTCCGCGAACGTCTGCACCTGAGAGAACCGTTCCTGCGGAGTATCGACCGGTACAGGCGCGTACAGCACCACATAGTTGTCGCGGATGAGAGCACCCGCGGCGTCGAGCCGCACCGTGTCGTACACCTTGCCGGCGAGACCCGTTCCCGCTTCAATGCGGGTCTTGAGGGCCGTGAAATACTCGTCAATCACGGTGCCTCCTAGAGGATCTACTGCATGATGAGGGCGAACCTCTTGTCCGCTTCTGTCTTGCTAAACGGCTCACCGCGTCGACGCGCCGCCGCGTACTCCTGGCCGCAGGCCCGACACTTACGCCCGCCTGCGAGAAGCTGAGCGCGCTCTAGGTTCGGCGACACAAGGGAGTGTCCGCGGGGACAGTGCGTCTTCCGCGACTCCTTGTGGGTTCGATGACGCCCCTGGTCGCGGTTGTTCTCCGCGTGGGTGTCCCAACGCAAATTCGAGAGGTGGTTATTGGTGGGGTCGCCGTCGTTGTGACAACCCTCCATGCCCTCAGGGCAGGTGCCAACGAACGCTTCCAGGACCATGCGGTGAACCAACTTTGCGGTGCGCCGATTGTCGGTGTACAGATGAGCGATCATGTAGCCGCCTTGATGGCGGTTCAGCGCGATCACCCGTCCCTGTTGCAGGCGCGTCATGCCCTGCCCCTTGTAGACGATGCGATCAACAGACCGGACAACGCCGGTATTCGATACCTCGTACTGTCCTGCATAGCCCGGGACGGGGCGGAATTCCTCGGTAGACTGCATAGCAGCCCTCCAATCAACTAGACCTTGATTGCGGGTGAGGTCCCGGATTGAGTGTTGACGCACTCTCCGGGGCCGTTTCAATTCTACCGCGGGCGTCCGACATTAGAGGATGTCGGAGACCGCCTTTGCAAGCCCCTCGATGAAGTCCTGCTCGTTCTTGCGCATGGCCGTTCTGCCTGCGTGTTGGGGTGCGCTCCGCACGTCACCGCGCGCGTCCTCGACGAGACCGAATGAACCTGAGTCGCCCGGCGTCGGGCCGATCTCAGCGACCACGCTCGACTTCAGTTCCCTGGTCTCGTAGGTGACGTCAGCCGCGTACCCGCCAAGCCCGGTACGGTCAGCACCAGCCCGCCAGTCCTTCTTGACATTCGTCGCCGTGAACCGGACCGCGGAACGAACGTTCGCGGATGCCTCGGCCGGCACGTTCGCGAGATCCTGTGCGAGCTTCAACAGTTCAGAGAAGTCGTCACTCACTACGCACGCCCCAGGTACCGCTTGCGGAGCGCGCGAGAGGTGAAGTACCACCGAGACATGAGTCGGTGCGCGCGCGGCGACACGACCCAACGCGTTCCAAACCACGTAACGCCGACTACCAGGCCTCGGTACACGATCACGGTCGAGTAGGCATCCAGCTTCAACTAACTCACCTCTTCGACGGGGAATCTGTGTGCCGTGGTCTGGCCCGCCTGAGGGCGATCTGAGACCCTGAAAACCCTGCCCACCAGCGACGGGTCAACCGTCGAAGTCGTGCACCGTACGAGCACCCCAGGGGCCGCAGATACCGTCCCCACGCCGACGTGGATCTCACGCCGCGACACAATCGGGAACTGGCCCCCGGACTCCACGTCACGACCATCCGTGTTCGTGAACTTCAGGCGACCCGCAACACCCGAAGCAACCACCGTCTCAACGGTCGTCGGGTTCAACGTGACCGGGTCCGTCGACTCAGACTCCGTGTAGAACGTGAACGTCTCCGTGAACCGAGCCTGCGCCCAGTTGCGTCCGAGACCAAGCGTGCCGGCGATCATCGGGAACCCGCGATCGTCGCCGATCCCATACCGAACTGGTTCCGCACGGCTGCCTCAGCGTGCGGGGTCAAAGCCATGCCTGACAACCCGCCAGCGTCCGCCCACGCGATCTTGAAGTCGTCGATCGAAACCGACGACAGCCCACCCGCAGAAAGCCCAAGATTCGCCTCGATGGTGAGGAGCGCCTGCGAGACGAGTACACAGGTGTACCGAACCAGCTCCTCCGGGGGATCGAGGAAGCCCCACGTGAACTTCACGGTCACGGGCTCGTCACACACAACGGTGATGTACCCGGGACGGTACCGGTGCTCAACACCAGCACCGTCCCGAGTCACTTCATCCACGGAGACGATTGGCCACTGTGGAAGGTCCAACCTGCCGTCGACCGGGTACCCAACGAACGTTGACTGCACCCGTGGGTATACCACCTGGCCGATGACATGGCGAAGGTAGGTGGAAGCGTCCTCCAACAGCACCTGAATCTGCTCCTGCTGGTCGACCTCAAAGGTACGACCCAGCCGAGTCTCGAGCTCGGCAACCGTGGCGAACGCTTCCACCAGAACCTCCTACTTGTTACGCGACGAGAACCTGATCCCGCTGGGTCACAGCGGTGATGAAGAACGTCTGCGACACGGTGTCAACACCGTTCTCCACGGGAGCGTCGGGACGCTTCGCGCCCGCCTTCCACGTGATGATGTCGACCTTGTGAGTCGTGACCGTCGCGTCAGTCGCATTGGCAACGCCATAACGAATCGCGAACTGACCCGTCAGACCCTCGGTGAACAGCGTGTCGGCGGAGTCCACAGCGGTAGACCGCACGTACTTCACCTCAAGGGTCTCCTTCTTGCGACCCGGCTGGGTGAGATCCTGGTCAAGCGTCAGACGCTTGTCCTCAACCTCAGCCTGCGTCAGGGTGTAATTCCACCCGTCAGCAGTGAACGAGTACGTGACCTTCTTCGCGGTCGCACCGTTCAGAATCGCAACCGACTTCGCGTTCGAACCGGTGGGCACGAACCAGATGGTCCGCGTACCGTCCGACTGGGTGGATGCGGGAACTGTTTCAGCAGCCATTAGCCACCTCCTTTCCTGTCAGGAGCCGGCTCAGACCTTGAGACCGGTGATGATGCCGTGCGCGGTCTCGGGGCCGTAGGCCAGGCCGATCTCGCCGTACAGCTGCACGTCCTCCGAAGCGCCCGTCTTGGCGAGCGGCTCAGCGAAGAAGTGACCCTTACCGGGGGTCTCGAGGTAGACCGGGCGGAGCAGGTCGAGCGAGGACACAACGACCGAGTCCGCGGGGACGTGACGGGAGACCATCACGTTGAGGGTGCCGAAGTCGGTCACCACCGTGGACACGTTGACGCCACCGACCGTGCGGGACGACTCGACGAACTTGCCGTACGCACCCGCGTACGCCGCCGAGATCGCGCGCTTCTGCGTCGAGTTGACGATCAGCGTCGCGGCGTCCAGGTTCTGGATGCCGCCGTTGTCGAAGACGAGCTGCGCGATGCTGTTGATGTCATCGACGCTCGTGGCCGAAGTCTGTGGCCGGCGCACGTTGATGCCAGTACCGGTGCCGACCGTGATCGCGGGACCGCCAACGGTCGCCGCGATCTTGAACGACACGGTCGTGCTGATCGACTGCACGTAGTACACGCGTCCAGGAACGATGACCGACGCCGCGGCGCCCGACACCGCCGTGAACACGACAGCGTCGTTGACCGACAGTGCGTGAGTGACCGTGATGGTGTCGGTCGCCGACGTTCCACCCGTGTAGCTCACACTCGCCTTGTTGATCACGTTCGTGGTGATCGCCGGGATGAGGCCGCGAGTCTGACGAGCCGAAGCGTTCGAACCAGGCTTCGAGTAGATGCCGTTGATGAACGACCACTCCACGTCGAGAAGCATCTGCTTCAGCTCCTGCGCAACCTGCCAGTCGAGCTCGTTCTTGATCGGGTTGGCCTGGTCGTTGTTCGACCCGGACTTCTGGCCGAACGCACCCAGCTTCGAGTAAGCGATGCTCACCTTCGACTGGTGGATCTGCGTCACGTTGGTGACGTTCGCTCGCACCCGAGCGACCGGGGACGGCGCGGTTGCACCTTCCACCTGAGTGTTCTGGCCCGGAGTGCGAAGGTCGAAGGTCTCCCACTCGAACTCGGGCGAAGTGGTCTGTCCGCCACCGTTCAGTCCACCGATCGCCGAGAAGAGAGGCGTCGCCGAAGGGCTGAGCTGGTGAAGGATGCCGGTGAAGTTGGGCAGATTGTAGGTCGTGCCCAGCCCAGTGATTCCAGCCATGCTGGCTCCTTAACTAGGAAAGGGCAGACCATGTGGTCTGCCCTGGTTGGGAAAGTTGGTTACTGCTGCTGAAGAAGCTGGTTCTGCAACGCAATGAACGTCGCCGTGTCCCCCGCTGCCTGCGCCGCCGCAATGCGGTCGGAGAGACTTGCAGGGGTGGACGGCTTGTTCGCCGGATCCGCAGGAACATCGGGGATGCGTCGCCTCGTTGCCGGAACGGTCGCGCCAGCGAGTTCCGGGTACTCTGCGAGCAGCGCGTCAATCGCGTCCGTCACGGACTGCGCATCAACCTCGCCGTTGTCATCCACATCAATCACAGACGTGTCGATGACCTTCAACGCGAGTGCTGCATTGTTCACCTTGCCGCTGAGGGCAGCCTTGAGTTCGGCCGTCACGATGCGCTGATTGAAGCCCCTCTGGGCTTCCTCACGCGCTTCGCGTTTCGCCTGCTCAATGGCCTGCTCTGCGGGTTCCTTGTCACGGTCAGCCAGAGCCGCAGCCGCCTTACGCTCACGCGCCTCAGCTTCACGGCGGGCCTTCCGCTCCTTTGCAAGAGCCGTCTTCAGCCCTGCGGACGGGTCCTCGTCGACCACATCAGTGGTCTCTTCGATCTCGTCCGTTTCGATCTGCTCGTCGTCCGTCGTCACAACGGTCACGTCGTCAGTCATGGTCGGAATCACTCCTCGATTGGGATAAGAAAAGGAGCCCCGTCACAGGGCTCCTTGGGCACCCCAAACGGGGTGATTCGCCGCGTCACGCGGGAAGTTGGTTCAGTACAGGTATCCGTACCGTTTGAGCAGTTCGACGGCCCGCTCAGGAGTCGTCGACATGCTCATGATCTGTTCGGGCATGAGTCGAAGGGTGGTAGTGCGCCGGTATCGGTCGTCACCTTGCTTGGTGAGGTTGTTCTGAGCCCGCGCCCACGACGACCGGGCGCTAGTACCCTCTGGTGTGGCATACACCATCAGCGGTGACCCGTCCGCCTTCGCGCCGATCTGCTTCGGGCGGAGGCGAGCCAGTGAGTACGACCCATCCGGGCGCTTCGTCGACTTCAGCGCACCGCGCCGCGCGTTGACCACCTTGACCGGGTCCGCACCCAACCGGATCGCCTCGGCGCCCGACTTCGTGAACACTCGTTCCTGCTCCGCCGCACTCAAGGACTCGAAATAGTCACCGGGCGAACCGTAGAAGCCCTCCGGGATCTCGTCCCCGACGATCGGCATCGACGTACACCGACACCGCGGATGCCGCTCGAAGTCCGCCCGATAGCCCTGCACGCCGGCCAGGATTGCGCACCTCGAGCACGCGCCCGCAGACACGACACGAACCGAACGGGTGAACTTCTTCCCGGTCGCCAACGTGCGATCAGCGGAACGCCCCGCATCCGACACAAGCGTGGAGGCGAGGATCGACATGACCGTCGCGCCCGCACGGAACGCGGCCGGCACGCCCGAACCACCCGCAATGAGGTTCTTCGTCGTCGTGACGGCCGCAAACATCTCTGGCGCCAGTTCACGACCCTCGCGGGTCGCTCCACCGAACAGCCTCGGCTCGAGCTTTGCCCCGCCCGCAGGCTCCCCGTAGGCGTCCGTCACAGCGTTCGTGTACGGAACCGCCTGGCGAGCCGCAGTAACCTGCGCTCCGGCCACCAGAGCCGTCAGCGCAGGCGCGATACGGTCCCACCCAGCATCCAGCGTGCGCGGGTCGATCGTGCGCCACAGCCGCAGCGCCTTACGAGAGGTCAGATCCGAGAGAAGATCGCGGCGGCGAGCATGGTCAGACGCGATATCAAGCAGCGTCGCCATCAGGAACACCCTGACCGAACTCGCCCTGCACCGCCGCCTGAACACCCAGGCCGAGGGCCTGATCCATCTCCGTCTTGCGCATGTCCATGATCCGCTTGATGTCCTTCGGCGAATGCCCACGCTTCTCAAGCAGGTACTCGAACGGATACCCGGACTGGGAGTCCTTCAGCATCGCATCCGCCATCTGTGCCTCAGAACGCGCCGCGGCGTTCGCCCACTGCACTTCACCGAGCGGTGCCTGAGATGCAGCCTTGTCCTCGCCAAGCTGCAACGCGACAAGCTCGAACACGTCCCGGATACGCGGCTCGAAGAAGTCCTGCGCCTGCTCCACCTTCTGCACCAGACCAGCCTCAAGACCGATCATCGCCTCAGCGGACAGGTTCGAGACACCCGACCCGGACAGCAGGTAGTGCTGAGGGGTACGAGTCTGCGCCGCAATGTGCCGGACAGCCTTCTCGATAACGTCAGTGAAGACGTCGAGCTTCGCGGACTCCCACTGACCGATGGTCGTGTTCTGCCCCGTCAGCCACAGCATGCGACCCTCGGTGAGCGACTTCTGGTCGACCGGCTGCTCACCAACCTTGATGCCGTTCTCATCGAGTACCGGAATCTTCGGCGGCTCCTGCCCCATCACCACACGCGCCGGCATCGACGCATAGTCCGCAGCGTTGAACAGGTACGCCCACAGCAGGTTGATCGCGTTCTGCATCGACGCGGTACCAGCAATGTCCGACAACGGACCCCGGCCCAGCACGGGACGATTCTGGAACTCCACACCAGGCACAATGCCCAGGTGGTTGCGCCCGTAGAACCCCTCCGGGATCAACTCCCAGCCGCCCGCCTCGGACAGAACCACACCAGCCGGAATCACGAGCCCCGCAGAACCCTTGTAGGCCCGCGGGCGACGCATCTTCCACACCTCGTCGGCGGTCTTCAGCGTCCCGTACTCGAACCCGTCATCCTCGTCATCCCAGATCGAGAGGTACGCAATGCGCTTACGCCCCGTCTCCGCGTCATACTCGACGATCGCCTGATTCGCAGGCTTCCACGTGATGATCGGCGTACCGTCAGGCTCGCCCCACACGTCACAGAACGACCGGCGAGCAACCGTCGCACCCAGGAACCCCTGAACCGACAGCGAATCCTGCTCGTTCCGCAGCCACGAATCCCACAGAGTCTTCTCAAGCCGCGACATCGCCGAACCACGAGACGACGGCAGCCGGAACCCGATAACCGTCTCACGCTCCACCGGTGCATTCGCGACAATCTCACACCAGTTGTCCGAGAAGTCCTTATACCGCGCCTTGTGGGACTCCTGCCACTTGTCCGACGCGTACGAGAGAGGCTGCTTCCCCTCGTAGAACTCCTGAAGTTCCACAGCCTCGCGCGCCCGCGGGATGAGCTGCTTGTACAGCTTCTCGGCCTTCGCAATTGCCTGCACGGGAGTCAGCGCCATGTTGCCTCCCTCGGCATCAGTCAGTACACGTATACGTAGGAATCTGGGTCAGTGTTCAGCGCCCCGTCCGCGATGGCATCCATACGCGCCTCATGGGCGAGCACCGACGTCATCGCGAGGTCGATCTTCTGCGGGTCGGTCGGCTTCCCGATGAAATACCGGTTGATACCAGTCGCCGGGTCCACGCCGCGCGCCCGGAGGATCGCGTTCCGCAGATGAGCTTCCACATCCACGTCCCCGTCGTGCCGGAAGTCCGACTCGGCGTTGTACACGTCCGTGCGGAACCGCTCGAGCGCCGCATGCATCGGGTTCAACCTGTTGGTTGCCCACTTGATGAACACCTTGTCGCCGTGCTCCGCCGCCAGGTTGTCGGCTTCGGATTCCCAGAACGCCGGGTCCATGTAGGCGCGGACAATCTCGAACTCAGATGCGATCTCCGACCATGCGGCCATAACCTCAGCGCGCGGAATACGACCGTCCCAGTCCTGCGGACGCCAATGCGTCTTACGACGCTTGTCCCCATAGGCCGGCGTGAACTGGTAACCGTCAAGCGTCTCGAGCCGGATGCCGGTGTGGTCGTCATTGTTGGATCCGTCGAACCCGGCACACACCTTCGTTCGCGGCGCCACCGTGATGGGCTCAACCTTCCGGTCAGCCCACTTCGTCATCTCGAACCACGAACCCGAACCAGCAACGATCCGGTTCCCGAAGAACCGCTCAGCCTCAGCCGGATTGGCCTCCGCAAGCGCCTGCGACTCCGCCTCAATCGACCGCTGATCCACCCACGGCGAACCGCCATAGTTGAACGCGAAAATCAACGCCCGATCCTTCTTCAGATCGAACCGAAGATTTGCGGGGGGCGGGAAGTAATGCTTGAGAACGTCCTTACGCTTCGACTCATGCGTATCCTGCGCCTGCGACGCCTCGGCCGGGTCATACGGGTTCGTCGTCTCCGACACCCGCCCACCCATACCCGCAGCACCACGCCGCAACGTACGCATGAACTTCTTCATCTTGTTCGAGTCAGTCCACAGACCCGTCTCATCACACTTCCCCGCAGAAATACGCGCGCCAAGCTTGCCGTCAGCCTTCGAAGTCACAATCTCGACCCGCGAATCACGGTTACCGTTCGGATGACGAATGAACGCCTCACCGGTACGGATCATGTTCGACAACGGACCAGAATCGATCATCGGGATAAGCGCACCCCAGGTGTTCTCCACCTGATCTTCAACCACAGCCGCAAGCTGGATGCGCGGGGTAGGCCAGTGACGCCCCCTAGGTTCACCGACCTCGTAGAAATACACGCCGCCACACGGGCACCCATGATCGGCACACGCATAGTAATCGCCCTCAGCAGCCCAACCATCGAACAGCGCCGGCCCCACGAACTCGAGACACGTCTCCGCGGCAACACCGGGGGACTTGCCCACCTTCTGAGCAGCCATCCACTGCCCCGTGCGGTACCGGAAAGCGACGTTACGCTCCCCCGGCTTCGCAGTCGGCCGAACCTCGTACCAGTTCGCCAGCCACACCCGATGATCGAGTGTCGGCATGAACGGGTCACCAGCAGTGTCGCCCTCGGGGACGACACAGTGATTCTCGATCCACCACATGCCGAGGTAACCGAGCGAACGCGTACGGGGCGGGATCTTGTAGTCAGGTCCCTTCAACGGAGACAGCTTTCAGCCAGTCACCGGAGGAAGTCTTACGGGCAGCCGGCGCAGTCGTAGCGGGCGCCACGGCAGTCCCATCGGAGATCCGCCAGCCGTTCTGCCGCATCCCGGGCAGGGACAATCCGAGCTCCGCTTCCATCCGCAGCGCAACCGTCGACCAGCCATTCACCGCATCAGGCGCAGTCGCCTTGATATACGCACGCACATACGCGGCAACCTGGAACTTGAGACCAAGAGACGCCCACGCAGCACCCTGAGGCTTAGCCCACAGTTCAGCCCACAGATCCGTCTCGACCTCGAGCGCCTCAGCCAGAGGAAACGACGGGACAGGGCCGGTGTACCCATCGGCAGGAAGGTCAACCCACTCCCGATCAAGAGACCGATACGAGTTCGGGTCAGGTGCAGGGCCACTACGTGCACGGGATCCACCAGAAGGCATGACATCACATCCTCAGCATCACGCTGCGCGGCATCACGCCACGTCGGAACAGTCGAACATTGGTACGGTTCAGAACGTTTTGAACCCGTCTGACGTTTTTTTCACCTCTCCGGCGGTTCCGATTCTGACGTTTGATCGCGGGTGGTCCCCCACCCCTTAGGCGACGAGGGCGACCGCTTGGGTCAGGTGTTGGTATCGCGCGTCAGTGTCAGACCATGTGGTGATGCGTGGCGGTAGGCCGCGGCGTTCGCGGTCTGTGTTCCACTCACTCAGTAGTAGGTCACGCTTGTCCGAGTTACATGGTGCGCATGAAGGGAGGATGTTGTTCAGGCCGTTGTCTCCACCACGGCTGAGTGGTGTGACGTGCTCGGCTTGTAGGTCTGCTGCGGGTAGGTGTTCGGTGCAGTAGGCACACCGCATCCCGAACCCCTGCCACACCCGGAGTAGGCCAGCGTAGGAGTATGACCCGGGGGCATCGTGCTCCCTGCCTCGTCTGTCTGCTTTGTACTGTGCTTTCTTGCACTTGTACGAACAGAAGCGTGCGCTGAGCGGCCTGTCGTTCGCCTTACCGCACCAGTCGCAGGCCCCCGTGTTGCGGATCAGTGGGGCTACCCATTCGCTCGTCAGCCCGTACCAGCGACCCCAGTGGGTGGGGGGAAGTTTTGTGGAGGTCGGCACGCCGTAGTTGCCCCAGTCGCGGCAGAGTTGGGAACAGTACTGGTGGCTGTACCGCTTGTCGCGGCCCGCTTCCTTGACGACTGTCGTTCCACATGCGTCGCACGTGTATTCGGCGGTGGGGTTGGGCTTGCGGTGCACTTCGTTGTAGTGAGTGATGCAGAGCCCTCTAGCTCGATGCGTCTTCTCGCAGTTCTCTATCGTGCAGGTACGATGGGCCACAGCCGCATCTCCTTCTAGCCAAGGTGATCGGTCAGGCTCCGGGAGTGTTACCAGCACTCTTTGGAGCCGTTTCTATTGTCTCAGTACCCTCCGACAGTGAATCCGCCTGGGGATGAGGTGGCGGTCCAGCGGTCGTGGCAGGGCTTACAGAGTCCACGGCCGGCGTCGGGGTTGTTCGGATCCATGCCGCGCTGTTCGAGCTCGCGTCGTGTGAGCGGGTAGTGGTCCGCGATGTTCGACTGTGCGGCTTCGCAAAGCACACAGATTGGGTCGCGGGCTAGAACATCGGCTCGGAAGCGTTGGTGCCCGCGTGATGTGTACCCGCGTTGCGTGGCTGTGCCTCTGTCCCTGTCCGCCTCCCGCCTATGGGTGGGGCAGCGTCCCTCTGTTCCTTCGTAGAGGGTGGGGCAGCCGGGGATGTTGCACACGCGCATGTGCACCTCGGTTTGGTCGAAGGGAATTGCTGGCACGGCTGGGATCGAACCAGCGCGCTTCCGATTAACAGTCGGGTGCTCTGCCTACTGAGCTACATGCCAATGGCCGTTTCGCTGTACGCGGGGACGGTCGGCCCTCGATAGCACCGTGCGGTTTCGCACTCTCGCGTGGATTCGAACCACGATCACCCGGTTCAGAGCCGGGCATCCTGCCGGTTGGACGACAAGAGTATGTGGGTGTGGTTTGCGTCGTCACCCCGACGAGATAGCGTGCACCCCCTGAAGACTCGGCTATCAGTTAATTCCGCGGACCCATTGCCGTTGGCGTAGGTCTTCCTCGCGGTCTTCGTCGGCGCATTCAGCAGCCGCTAATGGTGACGTGTAGTGCGCGCCGCACGATTCGCACGGGAACTGCCGGTCAGTCATCATCGTCTCCGGATTCGGTGGAGAACCGGTCCTCCGTCAACGCCACATCCAACAGGCCACGTTTCATCACCCATGACAGGTCCGGGGATGACAGGACACCGACGATGGATTGTCCGTTGGCTTCGAGGTCGAGGGTGCGTTTGTGGTTGATGATGACCCATGCGTCTACGTACGCGTCTGGTTCTGTTTCGGCGTAGTAGTCGCGGATCGCGGCGCACAGGTTGTCGTATGCGACGCTCATGCGTACTGCCACCAGTAGGCGCCGTGTTCACCCTTGCCCTTGTGGGGGCCGGCGTGACCATGGTGCAGGTAGCAGTCCAGGGAGTCGTAATCCAGGACCAGTGTGACCATGCAGGTTAAAGGTGTACCGGGTTGAGCGTCCGGGCTTGACTGGGTGTTCACAAGATCCTCGATTCGGCTCACTCGTCCTCCAGCAGGAAGCTGAAGTCCCAGATCCGTGTCGCCACAGTGACCAGTCGTTCCTCGCCTTTGCGGTAGTGGTGGACGCACCAGAGCATGTCCGTACCGTGGACGCGTGTGACGACGTACGCTTGCGCGCCGCAACCGTCGCACCGGTCTTGTGCGGTGAGACGTTCCCATTCGTGGTCCATGCGACACCGCCCGTCTAGAGCACCGTCAGTGAGGACAGGTCGAAGCCGTCCTCTGTGATGTCGAACACGAGCAGGCCCGCGTCACTGTCGCCGGCACCGATGTTGCGGAACCATGACGACCCGTTGTCCGTCGTCGGTGCCTGCAACCACCACTTCGCTTTCCCTGTGGCCGGGTTGCGGCCCGAAGGGAGCACGGTGAGGTGGTGGTAGTGGCCCGTGAGGAGGATGTCTGCGGTCGCGGTGGGCATGCCGCCGTGCTGCTGCTTCTGCCACCACGTGACTGCCTGGCCGGTGTTGTACTGGTTCCCGTGCACTACACCTAGACCGGTGCCGAGGACGTCGATGACGACGGACTCGTTGTACATGTCGGGGTATGTCCAGTAAGCGTCGATGCCCGCAACGTTGGCGAGCTTCTCAACCTGCCGGTGCACGAAAATGCCGAGGTCGTCACCGGGGCGCCCGAGCTGCTGCTTACCCGATCGCCACTGTGTGTGGTTCGACGGGATGCAGACGACGTCGACACGCCCGTGCCGTTGCATGACCTCAACGAACCGGTACACCTCGGTACCGGCAAGGTCCATCTGCTGGGCTAGGGACAGGTCGTTGGTGAACATCGGGTTTCCGCCCGACTCGAACCCTTCGAACAGATCCCCCACCTCGGCGAGCACGGTCGCTTGCGGTTTCCGTGCTTTGAGATGTGCGGCGAGGCGTTCCCGCATCCCCGCCAACCGGTCGATGAGTTCCGGGGTTCCACCCCGATGGTCTACCTTGCCCGCTTGAACGTCCGACAGAGCGACGATGGTTACTCGGCTCGTAGCCGTAGCCCGAATGGGCTTTCGTGGTGCTCGTCTCGCCTCGGCGTAGAGGGCAGGGAGGTCGATAGCTTCTTCGCCAGCCGTGATGGCTTCGAACGCGAAGAAGAAACTGTAGGTGTCTTCCTTGTCGTGGTGGGTTTTGGTCCACTGGGACACTTTGCCGACGATTCGGAAGCTCTCGGGGTCCAGGCCGGCGAGAGTGAGCAGTTCGGCGTAGTCGGTGACCATGCGGCGAACCGGGCCAGTAGCTGCGGTGCCTCCGGTCTCGTCAAACTCCGCATGCTGCTGAAACTTCGCCGGGACAGCAACGTTGATGGACTGACGGTCAGCGATACCCATGTGCCCGCCTCCACGTCGCGATCGTTTCCGAATCGCCCCGGTATCCGACGAACTGGTCTTCGACGTCATCCTCACGGATCCACCGCGCGATCTGCGCGTCGAAGATCGACGTGTCTTCGAGCCATGCGGTCACGGTGGTCCGGTTCGTCTCGGACAGTGAGTCCAGCCACTTCTCGAACTTCGTTCGCGTGTCCGGCCGGGTCATACGATCTGCAATTGCCACAAGTGCTCCCTGTGGTCAGGCAGGCTCCCCCGGACTGTTGCGCGGGGGCGCATGCACGGGAAGAGTTGGTGTTGCCCGACCTCACCTCTACGTGGCTTCGGGCTATTTACTTGTTGATGCCGGCGCGCTCCTGGGCGGGCCGTTCCTCAACCGAACTACGGGGTCGCCGCTGCCGGGAGGAATGGAAAATCCCCACTAGGCCCGGAGGACAGTGGGGAGCAAGAAGGCGATGCGGCCCGGTTTTAGGCGTGCGTCATCGACCTAAGACCAGATTGTACACGAACGAACGGTCGTACGCAATACCCGCTTCCCCTCAATCTCGGGGCCGGGCGCGAGAGCGTGCGCGAGCCTCGTGCCAAATCTCAGGCATGGTGATGGTGAAACCCTCCTTCTCCCACCATTCGGCAGGCTTCTCGACGAATCGAGTGCCTTCGAGCTCGCCCATGATTCCGCCCCAAGGGGAACGGGTTCCGATTACGGTCTCGGTCTCGTCTCCCACAACGCGAATCAGAAGGCACTCGATGGTGCCGTACCACTTGCCGTCGCTGCCCTTCCTGAAACTCATCATTCGCTCCTGTCCAGGTTGATGGTTGTTTCGAGTTCGTAGGCGAGTTCTCGTGCTCCCCACCTCTTGTCGCATGCACGACAGTTGGCGGTGGACTCGTCGATCAGGTTCCGTTCCGGGTTCCTCGGAGACTCCACCACCAGCGGTCGCGGGTAGCGTTCCCCGTCCCTCCACCACTCCGTAGCCCCACAACTCGGGCACGGGTCGGGGAGGTCTTTCTGCCGGGGTGGTTCGAGTTCGCGGCGGATGGACGCAGCCCACGAGTGCAGCAACTTCACCCGCCCCGCCACCTCCCCCGGCTCACGCTGGGTCTGTGTCCATGTCACGTACCATGCTCGCAACGTCCTTGCCGGGTCCCCCTTGTACACGGTCGCTTTGACCCCGTGTGCCCAGTCCGTCACCTGGGAACTGATCCGCATGAACAACCCCAACGCGCCACTGTTGAGTGGGATGCGTTGGTTCGGCAGCGACTTCGACCCCTCCCGGCTCAGGCTGAACCGAATCTCCGACTCAAGCCGTTCGAGTAGCGACTGGTCGTACACGATGCACGTAAACCGGGACTCCTGCACCGTCTGATGCAGAACAACCCGCCTCGTCAGCTCGTCGACCGCGTCCAGCAGTTCGTTGTGTTCACCCGACACTAGAAACCCCCAACAATCGCAAAGCCAACGCCGCCTGCTGCGGCACAACACCATTCCCGAGCGCCTTAGCCTCCTGGCCCCTCGTCAGACCGATTCCCGTCACATGCCCTTCGGGGAGGCCCATCATCCATTCCTCGAATCGGGTCGATAGCTGCTGCTTGCCATCTCGTCCAGTGGGAGCGGTGGGGGCAGGGGCCACCCGTCCGAGCTGGTGTTCCCATCGGACGATCGCGGAGAGATACGGCCCCCAGTCGACAGCAGGTCGTGATCCACGAGGACTTGCAGGCTCGTCACTACCAACCGCCCCGGCTTCTTCCGCAGATGATCCTCTGGTGTGTTCCCGGAGTCGTGCGCTGCCGGCGTCGGGAGAAGCGTCACCGCTGTCCGCAGATCCATTCCCCCCGCTCCATGCCTGCCCGGCCCATTCGAGTCCGACGCCCGCGGCGTGGGCAAGGATGAAGATCCTCTCTCGCCTGTGGGGAGCTCCGGCAGCGGAAGCCGGTATGCAAACCCACTGCGCGTCATACCCCGCTTCGGCCAGGTCTCCGAGAACTCGGTCGAACCCCAGAGTGAGGTGTCCCCGAACGTTTTCCAGGACGACGAGTCGTGGTCGTAGGTGGCGAACGGCGCCAAGTACGTAGGGCCAGAGGTGTCGCTCATCGGCTGATCCCTTTCGTTTTCCGGACAAGGAGAACGGCTGGCACGGGTAGCCAGCCGTTATGACGTCCACCTGCTGCACGCTCGACCAGTCCACTTTCGTAACGTCGCCGTAGTTCGGGACGTCGGGCCAGTGGTGGGCGAGGATGCGGGATGGGGCGTCGTCGAACTCGACGTGCCAGGCCACTTCCCCGCCGAGGACGGACATCACCCCCAGGTCCAGTCCGCCGTACCCGCTGAACAGTGACCCGATCTTCACCCGGTCCTCCCGGCATTCGGGCAGTCACTACGTCCGCCCGTGAATGGGTTGCGGCAGCGTCCGCATACGTGTTGTGGGGGTTCTGGTTCGGGGTTGAGTACGTCCGCGATCCACGCGGCCTCCCTCGGCCGTAACCGTCTCGGATACTGGGGAAACACGTCATCATCCACGATCAGAACGGTGTCTCAGAGTCCGAGATGGGAGCCGACTGCCACGGGTCACCAGCAGGTGCGGACACCATGGCTGCCCCTGATCGGGTGACGGTCGCGGTGGCGAAGCGAAGATCCGGGCCGAACGCGTCAGCAACCACATCCCACGCCCTGCGCGTCTGCCCCTCGTTCGTCTGGTACTCGCGTTCCTCGAGACGTCCGATGACGATCACGGATGTTCCCTTGACGAGTTGCGCGGCATTCTCACCGAGCTCGCCCCAGAGCGTGACCCTGTGGAAGTTGGTTCGCTTGGTGTCGTCCTTGCCGACGTTTTCGGCGACGGTCACGGATGCGACGGGCTTTCCGTTCTGCGTGTACCGGAGGCTCGGTGCGTCGGTCAGGTTGCCTCGGAATGCGATCGTGGTCATTGGTTACTCCATTCGGTGACGTCGATGCCGACGCCAGTAGGGTCTCCGGGGTTCGGGTAACGCTTGCGGACGATCAGGTCGACGACACGTGCGTCGTCGGCGAGAAGTCCGCCATCGGTGAGTCCGTCGAGGATTGCGCGGGACAGTTTGTCGATGTCGGGTTTCACGGCCGGCACAGGCCAACGGGGCCGTTGGGGGCGTGGGAGGACAAACGAAAGGGTCACGGTGACTGGACAGTCGAACGTGACCCCAACGTCGGCGTGGGTGGCTACCACGTGCCGCCACGGTTTCAGGCGGGCCGCGTTAGCATCCCTCAACCACGCCCGCCCCTTCGCCTGCGAAACGGTCTTGGATCCTTGCGGGACCGGGACACCCTCGATGAAGAACGACACCGCGTCAGAGGTCATGGTGTGTCCCTCCCGGCTTCGAGAGCGGCGCGTGCCTGCTTGCGGTACCACTCGCGGTCCTCGTACGCGACGCCCGGGTAGTTGTCCGGGTGCGCCTCCCGCTCCCAGTCCTCACTGCCCTCCCACTCGGAGATCTCCGTCTTCCAGTAGTCGGCGTCCGCCGTGCGAGCGATAGCCTCAGCGACGCGGTCCACCTGTGCGTCGGTGATCGGTCCCTGTCGGCGGGAACCAGCAGCGTAGGCATCGCGCAGCACTCTGCGCAGGTCGTCCATGTCGACCGGATTGGCGTAGGTGGTCGGCACCCGGACCGCAGACCGAATCAGGTCCGTGATCAGCGCCTCGCGCTCGTCGTCGGTGGGCGGGGCGATCGTCTCTGCGCGGTGCTCGCGCCACTCGCGATGGTTGCCGCACGTCCAGCAGTTGCCCTCGTCATCGGGCGTGTAGCGGTGCCCCAGCACCGCGATCGGGGCTTTGATGCTCCGGTCTGGGCAGTTGCAGTTTGCTCCGCACCAGCCGCACTCGTCGCTGGCGACGGTGCGCTCGTGTTCGACGAGCAGGGCACGCAAGGCACGCGCGAGATGGCTCGGAAGGATTCGCCCCTCGTTGTCCCAATCGGCCAGTGCGGCGCGGGCGTCTTCGATAGCGGTCATGCGGCCACCGTTCCGTCTTTGTAGTGGGTTCCGTTTGCGAGGTACACCGGAAGGTCGAGTTGGTTTCGGATGCGGTGGACTGTGTCGGTGGCGCAGCCGATGTGTTCGCCGATGCGCCACGCCGGCCAGCGGCGTTCGTTGAGGATCGTGATGACTTCTCGGCGTTGCGTGGGGGTGAGTTTCGGTTTCTCCCCGTTCAACGCGGCGTCCACAATGTCGGCGTCAGTGAGTTCTTTGAAGCCGTCCACGTCCGGAATGGCGAGGGGGTCGTCAATGCGGTCATCGTCCCAAGCCAGAGGTGACGGCCAGCCACGGTTTGCGGCGTGGGTGCGTGCCCGCTTGTAGATCCGGCGCTGCTCCGCCGTTGCCTGCGGTGGCGTTTCCGCCCACATCCCGTCATAGACCGCCGCTACCGTCGCATGTGTGGCGACGGTGACCATGTCCTGCCGTTCGTACCACCACAGTTGCGAAGGGGTCTTCCCAACCCTGCGAGCGATCTCCCGAACCGTCCACCCGACAGCGACGAGGGCTCGGATGCGGCGGCGGACACCGACAGCGTTGACCATGCGTGACGGGTTGGCACGGTCCCGCATCCTGGGGAGGGTGCCGAGGATCGCGTCAGCGGTCTCCGTCTCAACCCGCTTCGTCACGCCCCTGCGGACCCGTCCGATGGTGGGTTCCGAAACCCCGGACACCTTCGCGATGTCCGCGTACTCCCACCCGTCGCGGACGAGTCGGCGGATGTGCTGCGCGATCGGGCCGGCGTCCACATACTCCTGGATGTGACCGTTGCGGATCTTCCTGCGGTAGTCCTGATGCTGCTTCGCCCGCACTTCCCGGCATTCATCGCACCGGCATTTGTGATCGGAGTAGCAGTTCGATGTCTGCCCGTGCTTGTGGTCTGGGGGGCATGTGAAGGTCATGCCTGTTCCACCTCTCGGTAGTACCGGTTGAAGTTGGTTTCGTTGATCCACCTGACTGGTCCGTCTTCCATGCCGGGGCGTGTCCATGCGAGGTAGTTCGGGGAGTTTCTACGGGGTGACGCGTCCACAACCCGCACAGGTTCGTCGAACCGTTGCCACAACCGGGGTGCCCCGTACTTCTCCAACAGGACACCCCGCGCTTCCTTCGCGGGACCGGTGAGTGGTCGGCGGGTCACGGGCGGAACCAGTTTCGGATCCACGCCCAGAACCGGAACGGGTTGTTGGTGCGGTCGTTGGTGACGGAATGCGGCATCGGGCGAGGGTTACCTTCCAGGGGTACGAAAAAGAACCCGCCACAATGGGGTGACGGGTTCGGGTGAACAGCAGACGCAGCGGTCTACTGGGGTAGAAGAAACGGCCCCCACCAGGAAGGCAGGGACCGTTCGGATGAAGTTTGTTTAGTTGGGGCCAGGAGAACGCTTCCTAGGGCTCACGCCCAGTCCTCGCCGTCGCGGCGATAGGTCGTGTCAAGCGTCAAAGCTACGTCCCCGCTCGGTTCGGGGAGCCAAGCACCCCTCAGCCGAAGGAATGTATCGCCGGCGATGATGTCGCCTGTCGTTGGAGATTGCCAGACGGCACCTCCGTAGGTCGCGACGCCCGGGCGCTCGAAGGTGAGGCGGTCACCCGGTCGCACATCTGAGTACTTCACGCGGTCGCTCATTACTCACCCCCCCCCCCCCCCCGCGGCACGTTGCCGCGCAACCGCCGTGAGGGCGTGGAGGATTTCCTGTTCGCGGCTCATGCCGAGTGAGCGAAATCCCATCTCGCGCAGCGCCTTGTGGATCGTCTCGATGAACTCACGGTCTTGGTCCTGCTGGCCCCGCATCTGATCTATAGCGAGGTCGTATCCGGCCTGGTATACACCTCTCATGCCATGCACAGCTGCGAACTCAACCAACTCCGCGTCGCTCATGGCGTCGCTCATTACTCACTCCTATCGGCGGCGTCTTGCGCGCACCTGTCGCAGGGTAGCGGGTATTCCGCGTGTACCGTGCACAATGAAGAGAGCCCCACCCCATCGGGTGCGGCTCTCGGTGTATGTCTTGTCGCTGAGATCAGTGGAGCATTGCGATAGGCCAGTCGGTCGGAACCCTGGTAGCGCATCTATGCGAAGCGCAGTACGCATGGTGCTCGTCGGTCGCGTAAATCTCGAGCCACCCGTTCACGTCCTCATCGGACGCGCCCTTTTCGCGCCAGTCCAGCGGGCAGACCCAGATGACCGGCAGCACCGGACGGAACGGGTAGTCACGGTTGCTCTTAACGGTGTTGCAGTCCCAGCAAGCGATAGCAAGGTTGTCCGTGCGGTCGGCGATATGGATCATGTTCGGCGGGAAGGCTGAGCGGGGCTTGAGATGGTCAATGACCATCTCGCCCGCACATCCAGCACTTGTCTCCGTCTCGCGCCATGAGCGCCGCCCATACCGGGCCGTTCTCTTCGGGCATGGTGCGAGGTTCACGGTTCAGCACGGGGAGACGGTCATACTCGGTCCCGATTGACTCGATTGCTTCATCGACAGCATCCGCGACTTGGACGAATTCACTCTTATCCACAAAGGCTCCCGCATTAGAAACGAAAGAAGAATCAATCTGTCTTGGAGGTCGTACGTTCCGTCCGTTCGTTCGTACGTTTCGTTAGGGTACAACCCATGTCAAGTCCAGATGGGTGACCCATTAGGTATATCGTGGGTGACCGACATTCGACGGGTTAGGTGTCCGACCAGCGCCTATCAGCACCCTTCTTGCCACCCTCAACTTGGGCGGCGCGGATGTTGTCAGCGATCACCTGTTGCGATGCGCCGACGACGTTGCGGTTGCCGTAGTTGACGATCCGCCAACCGCCCTCAACGATCTCCCAAAGACGCGCCTCCACGAGCAAGCGCGCATCAGCCGGCGTTCCGTGGACAAACGGTAGGACCGCTTTCTTGATGATCCCGCCCGTGTCCTGTCCTCCGGAGTACGTGAGCGCCATCCAGTAGACGAACCCAGCCGACTTGCCCTTCGCGCCGACACCGACGAGCTCGAGAACCTTGTCGTGAGTGTTGACGTTGGTATCACACCTGATCCATGGCAGACCAGCCATTTCTCTCCTAGTTGTTGTATCTCAGGACGTTGTTCCCACGTCCGGGCATGAGGAAGGCCCCGTCCCATTGGCTGAGTCGGGGCCTTCCTTGATGAGTCTCACCGCACGTTTATCTGTCCGCGTCCGTAGCGGTCGAGGAGTTGAGTGACGACGTAGGTTAGCGTCTTGTCTTCGGATTCGGCGCGCTCCATCGCCTTCGCCTTGACTTCCGGTGGGATGCGGAAGTTCGAGATAGGCGTCTTCGGCTTGTCAGGGGCCACGCCCTCATCTTTACACGAGGGGTCAACCGGGTTGGACATGTCTAACCTCGGTCGCTGTCGGCGGAGGCCAGCATCGTAGGCATCGCCCAGCACCTTTCGCATGTCAGCCATGTCAATGGGATTCGCGTAAGTAGTTGGCACGCCGAAGACAGAGCGGACCAGGTCAGCAATCAGGGCCGCACGCTCGTCGTCGGATGGCGACGCATCGCTCATCGACTGAACCCGTACCCGTAGAGATCCTTCATGCGCTGATGCGGCGACCGTTCATCGACCGCCGACGCGGGGAACTGTGCAACTGACTCGGGGCAGCCCGAGTTGTGCGCGCCTTGCAGAAGGCCGCAGGTTCCGCACTCACTGTCGGTGTTGCCCGCGTCGCGTCGATCTACGCCGCACTTCGCGCAGCCGTCAAAGATCATGATGTGAACGGCCGACAGCGCCGCCCTCTCATACTCCGTTCGGCGTTCTAGGTGCCCGCAATTGGGGCAGCCATCGGCAGAGGTCACCTCAAGATTCTCGTCGGTGTTAATGAATCGCGCGGTCTCGGTCATGACTTCCGGCTCCCATCCTTTTGTGTCGTTGTGTCTTTACACCCAGCCTATCCGGTGTAAAGATAGGTGTAAAGATGCCGCACGCAAATTCACCACTCACCCCGGAGGGGAAACGGCGGCTTATCGAGCGCCTGGAAACAGGCAGACCCATCGCTCACGTCGCGGACGAGATGGGTATTTCACGACGCACGGCGTCGAAGTGGTACGCCCGCTATCGCCAGTACGGGTGGGACGGGTTGGAGGAAGCATCCTCCCGGCCGCTCACGAGTCCCACGTCCACGCCCGACAACGTCGTGGACCTTGTGCTCGACCTTCGACGGTCAACCAAGTGGGGAGCCGCCAGGATCGCTGCCCACATGAACAGCACACTCGGCGTCGACAGATGACCCGGATGCCCTGTTCTGAATCGGATCAGGTGTAACCAACGTCATGACATAGAACACCTAGTCGTCGTTTTGGCGTTTGGTGGCGTCGCCGAGGATTGCTTGCTGCACCCTCCACGCGGGGAGGCCGGATAGTTCGGTGATCTCCTCTACTGTGAACCCATACACGTAAGCGGTTCGGGCGCCGCTGATTCGTTGCGGCCCGTACGGTGATGTCAGGTGGGACTCGATGTACGCGACCTGCCACGGCCGCAAACTCTTATCAGGCATCGGGAACCCCCGAATATGACTCTGACGACATAACGCCTCCTAGAAACTCGGCTCGAAACCGGTGGGCTCAACACGTCCATCGCTGGTGAGCCATGACATGCCGCCACGCCAGAGGACGGGTGTGAATGCGGGGTCGGCCCATGAGTTCACGGACCATCCGAGCTCGTGTCCCTCGGTGGAGTGTGCGGTGCCGTGGCATCCGGTGTGGTTGCCCCACCCGCACAGGTAGATGAGGTTGGTGACCTCGTTTCCCCCGCCTCGTGACCGGTATTTGCGGTGGTGGAGTTCGGTGGCTTCCCGTTTCCCGCATCCCTCACAGAGACCGCCGCACCGTTCTTCAACGATGCGGCGGTTCTTCGCGGGGATCTGTTTCGTGCGGCTAGACATCGGGCGAGCTGTGGACCATCTGAGGCATCTCCTGCCACCGGCCGACGCGCGCCAGCGTCTCGCGGTCGCGGACGTAGCCGAACACGTCCATGTAGACACTCGGCGTGGTTGTCTCGTGGCTATCGAGCTCAACGATGATGTGCCGCTTCACAGTTCTGTCCTTCTGTAGAAGTCGGTGAATCGGAGCCCGTACCCGGCGACCTTCCCGCACGCCCCACACATGGCACGGGACGTGAGGAGTGTGTTGACGGCGGCACGGTAACCGGTAGCGTCGTGACTGTCGCAGAGTTCCGCGTGAGCACCACAACACCGGGTCGACCAACGCCACTCCGCCTCACCAGCACAGTTCGCACACGTGAGGACCGCGTCAAGGATCGACTCGTCAAGAACATCCGGGGCCAGAAGAGTCACGAAGCCTCCAACCCGGAGAAGTCGAACGCCTGCTGCGACAGGCGTCGGACGATGACCTCGCAGTAGCGTTCCTCCACCTCGACGCCGATGATCTTGCGGCCGAGATTTCGAGCGGCGACGAGCGTTGTCCCTGAGCCCGCGAACGGGTCGGCCAGAAGTCCGGCCGGCGCAGCGCCGACGAGAGCTTCCATGAGTGCGAGGGGCTTCCCGTGGATGTGGTCGTCCTGTTCCGGGAACGCGGTGAGGATCGACACGGCCGCATCGTTCGTGCGAACGAATCCCTCGGTGACGTAGATGGATTCGTGTCGGTATCGCCAAGGCCCACCGTTCATCCCGGGACGCTTCTTGTCCCACACGAGCCTGTCGGCGACCTTCATCGGCGGGTCGGGCAGGCGGGGTGACCCGAAGACGAGCGCTGGCTTGTCTCCCCAAAGCTCGAGAATCGCGTCCCGCACCTCGGTGGAGTCGTCGTTGGCGATCGTGAACCCTTCGACACCGATGTTCTTCCGTGTGGAAGCATGGCGTGAGTTTCCCGCCGCGTTCTGTCGCCGCCCATAGCCGCCCTTGGGATTGCCGCCCGTGAACTGTGTCCCGTATGGAGGGTCCGTCACGAGCACATCAGCGCGAGTCCAACCACGAATCGCGCGGCAGTCGCCTAGGTGCAACTCAACAAACTCGTCTTCGTAGTACAGGCTCATCCGCAATCACTCCCACCAAGCACATCCGTGAGAACGTTGCTGATCCGGGAAGCCCAATACGCGAACGCGTACGCTTCCGACCACGTGTCGAACTTGTCCTGATGGAACGGTTGGAACCGGAGAACCGTCCACAGTCCGTCGTCGTCTTTGAACACGATGGGGTTGGTGCCGTCGAGGTCTTTGACCGCGGCGGTGAGTTGCTGGGTCATCACGACTCCTTCGAATCGGGGATCGGGGCAGCGGCCCAATGATCCGTAAGCGACGGGCCAAGCTCAGTCCGTCGAGTAGCGAGCGCAGCCTTCACCTCAGCGACACCGTCGATGCCGAGGGACTTCGCGTGAGTCTCGATCGCGTCGAGGTTGTCCGGGGTGGTTGCGTTCGTGATCGCTTTGAGAGCGCCAGCGATCTTCTCCTGCGGGTCCGCCACGCGAGTCGTTCGCGCCTGCCGTGGTGCGGCACCAGGCCCCTTGGACGCTGCGTTCCCGTCGTCGTCCTCGTCCGGTGCGATACCGGTCACTGCGGATAGGGTGTAACGCTTCGCGTACGTCACCGCCGAACCCATCTGCTGAGGGGTTGCTTTCTCCGGGTCCGGGAGGGGCCATGAACCTGTGACCGCCTCCCCGGACGTGTGCCGCAGTTCGTACTCGAGCGTGAACCCGTCGTCGCTGACGCGGGGTGTGGTGATCCATGCCAGCCCGTTCTTCGCGAGCGCCGGCAGGACCACGGACACGATGTCGGCGAGGTCGGCGTACTTCGATTTGAAGGCCGGGTTGGTTGATCCCTTCCCGACCTTCGGCAGATCCGCGTGGAACGCGGCTAGAGCCTTCGCAAGTTCGCTCATGGTCAGTCCTTCGTGAAGTCGTAGAGGCACCCGTCACAGATGCCCGATTCGGTGACGACGACTCGGCCGTCTCGGGGGCAGTCGGCCCAGACACGGGGGTCGTCTTTGAACAAGGGGAAGTAGATTGACCCGTGGCCCTTGCGGAGCTCGCGGATCGCTTCGCTCTCTGTGAGTTCGTCCCATTCGGCTTGGCGGGTCAGGATGTATGTGACTGCCGCCCACCAGCCGGCGCGGTGTCCTTGCTTGAAGGACTCCGCATGCCGGTTCCGGTCGAACGCGAGGGTTTCCGCTTGGGCTTGTGCGAGGCCGTGGTCGGTTCGGAGCGTGTCGGTTTCCGCGGCGACCATTGCCCCCCAACTCATGCCGTGCCTCCTTCGATGACGCGGGCGGGAACGTCCTGAGAGGTGAGTAGGTGTGCGCTGGCGTCGGCGTGTGCACGGTCGCCCGGGTCACCCGGGTATGTGCGGATCGTGAACCATTCGTCCGTGCCGTCCTCCTGCGCCTGCAACAGGACCGGCTTACGGACAGGGTGAGCGGCGAAATATGCGCGAGCGGCGAGCGTGAGCGGCGATGCAAGGACGATGCTGTTGCCGTCGTCGTCGGCGCGCACGTACTCGCCCGATGCGCCGAGCGCTTCGTCCACCACGAACGCATCGAAGTCCGCCTGCTTGGTCCCATCTCGCGGCGCGGGGTACACGACGTATTCGGGGTTCTCGGGCCACCGCCACCGTCCGAGGCGTTCGTCTTCCTTGGCGCGGAAGTATTCGGCGAGTGCAGGCCCGTGGGTGCTTCCTGCACCAAACAGGATCGTTGACCCGATGAATAGCGACCCGCCCCGGTCCGTGATCTGTACGCCATTGCTTGCGGTGAACATGTCCTGCTCCTTAGCTTCCGGTTCCGAGTGCTGCGGCGTAACCCGCCGCGAACCCATCCGCGTGACCAGCCCCGTACCCTGCGGCGAAATCCACCTCCGCGGTCACGGGATCGGAAATAGTGATGCCCCGGTCAGTGACCGAGGCGAGATACTGGGTGAACGTGGGTTTGTGTTGGCCGGTCATGGGGTGTACCCGCCGTCGGTTGCGATGGTGATTTCCCGCAGTACGCGTTCCCGTTGAGCAACCCACGCGACCATCGCCGCGTAATGCTTGCGGGCGGTGTCACGGTTCGTTTCTGCGACGAACAGGGCCGACTCGGCTTTCGCGAGAAGCCGTGCCGCTTCGTCACGATGCTCCACAGCTTCCGTGACAGCATCCTCAGCATCAGCAACATTCATCACTCGCTCCTGTTCGGTTGAGCCCACCCGTACCAACCGCATGGGCACTTCATCAGCCAATGCGTGGTCAGGTAGGCGACGTTTCGGATGTGCGCGGTCGACTGGCGTTCCCAGCCATGCCGCTGATGTTCGCGGTCGGTCATGCTCCTGTGATTCCGTATGTGAGTGCGGCTGCTATGAGTAGCCCGGTGATGATGGCGCGACCAAGTACACGGTTCCGTTCACGGCGGGTCCATCCGGGGCGACCATTCACCCACGCCAACGGATCACGCCTCATTCGTCGACCGCCTCGCGGTACCAGCCGGGGAACAGATCGGTGCAGTCCCGCCTGACGCCTTCCATGTGCGCGCTCGGGCCGTAGTAGCTGAGCCCGACCGGTGCCATGACGACCCACCAGAACTCGTGACGCTTCCGGCAGCAGAAGCACCAACGCTCCCCCTCGGACGTCCGGCTGGTTTCCTCCATGTGGGTGCCGCAGATGACGACTCCGCCGAGGGCGGTGCAGTAGTCGGCGCTGGTGGTCTCACTCAT